CATGAAAGTAGACAATGCTGGCTTCTTCTCGTTTTTGCGGCTCTTTCAACCAGTGGCATTTGTAGGACTGAATCTGGTTAGGAAAAACCTCATTCAGTCGCGTTGCGTCATTGGCTAGTAATCTCAGGAACTGCATTTCTGAGATTCTTCCGTTATAAAGTATCCGCTCACCGTATTTTTCTTTCCGTTGCCACTCATAAAAAATGAAATCGCAGAATTCTGGGGAGTAGCTTCCAACCCCATTGCAGATCGTGTCTGGATAGTTCGGATCTGTCAGCAATCCAACCTTGCCTCTCCAATCTAGAATCTCGTCAATGTTGTCTCGAATAATCGTGTCCAGCCCAAGAACAAAACGCTGATTTTCTCCCAAGTCCGGCCTGAATGTTTCCATGACGTTCCCATAACCGGATTCGATTTTTTCTAACTGAACTTGGTCAACCTCTTCTTGAAATTCGTAAAACTCATCAACTAAGCAAATCAGTCTGTATTTTTGTGTCGTATGCCTTGCAATCGCTTGCGCTAATTTGTCCACCCAGATTTCCGAATATCCTTGGGAAAACTTGGGTAATCCTTTTCCTTCCGGCTTAAATAAAATGCAGACAATGTCAATCATCTGGCTCAGTCTTCTTCGGTTTTCTGGCTGGCTTGCGCTTTACTAATTTGGGTTGACTCTCACTAGTTAACCCCACGCTTCGATCAATCAGAGGCTCTTTCTCTTCGTAGGGAATCGCCTTGCCTAATCGCATGATTTCGCGAGCTGCATCCACCGTCACAGAGACAATCTGTCCGGCTTTGACTACCTGCCCATCTGCTACTGTTGAGCGAATGATTTGAACCTTCATTTTATCGCCTTCAGCAATTCGTTTAGTTCTGGATTAAAAGTCTTCACTCGTTTTGGATTTCTTAGTTTCTGAATGATTTCACCCCAGGCTGATTTCCTTGGGTTTCGTTTGCCTTTGAAGACTTGGTCATTTTCTGGCCTGACATACTGATGCCAGTAGTCGCGCCTTGTGTTTTCGTAGTTGTCAACGCCACATAACCAAATTTCTTTGTAGCCCATGTAGTCCGCTGTCCAGAGCGCTTCTGGGCCGCTGAGTTGAACCCAAGGACAAATCCCAGCGTAAATGTCGCCTTTTTTTAAATCCTTAAACTGTGGTGAGACTATCGGGCATTGAATTCCAATGTCTTCTCTCAAAAACTGAACCATGCTTGGATCGTGGGCATACGCCCAAGCCAAGTCGGGCAAGAGCGCAGCATGTTGATTTACCGAAATCCAATGTGCGCTCTCCCAGTTACTTCGACGAACGTCAGATGGTGCAGTAGGGCTTCCGCAAATCAAAAGTGCAGTTTCCCCTCTACACCAATTTTTCAGTTCATCTAGGTGAATCACTCAGACAGTCACATCCTGTGCTGCTGAGAAGGATTCTGGTCTCGCTACCGCAACGTCCATCATTTGATAGAAGTAGAGGTTGACCGTTGAGTTTCCGGCTGCTCCGTAGGGATCAACCAGAACATCCAGCGCACCAAAGAAGCCTAAATAAAGATCGGTGAAATTACCGAATAGCAAGGCATATGGCGCTGAACTTGGCGCTTGGGTTGTCTGAACAACCGGATAGCCCAACAATGAATCAGTGTCCATCATGATCATTCTGGAATCGGTTGAACTTGCCACCAGTGTCTGCATGAGCTTCCCAACCACTCGCGGATGAGTCACCCAGTAGAGGCTACCAAGCAGAGCATTATCGGCTGCGACTTCGCTCCAGATGTCAACGCAGTTGCCATACGTCAGCGCAGCATTTCCAGAGGTTCCAGCGGAGTCAACGTCACCGATTCCGGTAGTTCCCAGAACTCCGGTAGGTTCATTAGAACCGCCACCTTTGATTGCGACATTATCCAATTTTGCCGCAAACAAGCGGATCATGTGATCACGCAAAGTCTGCTCAATGTTGCCGTTCAAGCCTTGGTGCAGAAGTTGTCGGCTAATCTGGATTTTGTTTGCTGCGGTTTTTGGCGACATTGTAATTTGTCCAAAATCCGGCTCGCCATTTGCGACGCTTCCAGTTTCTGCTTGGAAGGTCACAGAGGCATTCGCTGAAAACTTAGGGATTTGAACATCACCAACCAAACCCTCAAAGCGAGTTGCGCCAACTTGTCCCATAATTGAGGTTGAAATCAACGCATCAATGAAACGGTCTGCTAGGAAGTTGTCCGCTACCGCTTTATCACCAAAACCAGAACCGCTTGAACCTGTTACTCCGGTTAGTGTTCTGCTTTGGAAGCCGTGGTCTGGAATGTAGAAGCCTCGCGGCTCTTTTCCGGTTCGGCTCGCGATTTCGCGTGAAATCTCACGCTCAAATCCTGCGTTGCTCCAATCGTTATTTGCTGCGGCTTGGATTGCCCGAACAAGAGAATAGTTTTGCTTTTCTTTCTTCGTCAGTTCCGGCTGCACAACATGAGGATTTGTGCGGACTTCGTCGCTCAGTTCTTCAGCGAATTGAAGATAGGGTTTGCCTTCTCGAATGGCTCTTTCTGCGAAGTCAGATTTTCCGAATCCTTCTGCCAGTGAGCGGATTTTGTTTTGCTCGTTCAGCATTTGCTGGCGAACTGATTTTTCGTCAATCACTGGGACAGGTTCATTAGTTACCTGCACGTTTACGCCTTCCATTTCCATTTTTTCTTCCTTTTTTGTAGGTAAAACACTTCTTCCTACGCCCACACCTTTATCGGCTGGAACGCTGACGATTGAAATTTCCTGCGGATACCAAGAATTCACTCGAAAGATTCCTCTACCGTCGATTTCCTCTTCAGTAGGTGTCATCCCTTTGACTGAATACCCCACAGAAACATTTGAGCGAATGCCATCTACAACATCCGCGAAGACCTCTTCAGCCAGTGCGCTTCTTCCGAATCGTACTGTCGCCCGTGCTATTCCAGCCGTGCTATCCAGGTCTACTTTTTCGACAACGCCAATCTGTTGGCGCATATCGTGATCTAAAAGAAGAGGCATTCTGCCGCTTCTCGCAAAACTCAAATCGATCTCGTCTTCGCTGTGGCCTAAAACCTCATAGCCAAATTCCCTTTCAACTGGGGATTGTGAAGACCAAGCTAGTCTGACTCTTCTATCGTCTTTCTCTTTGTCATAACTCCAGCCGCGCTCAATCTCGCCCACTCGAAAGCTGAGAGGTTCAACTGTGCCTTTTCGTTCTTCTTCCGCAATTTCAGCTTCAAGCTCTTCTGCGACTTCCTCGGCTTTGGCCTTCGCAAAGGCGACGATATACTCGTTTTCTGTTTCTTCGACTTCCAAGACGTGTCGAGTGGCTAAATCTTTTGCTTCCATACGTACCTTTTCTTCGTTGTTGGCTTGCTCAACGATCTTGTTTGCCCAAGTTTTTCCAGCGTCTCCACCCCAAAGAGCGTTTGCAATACGTCCGTTGCTTGGATAACCTTTCTCTCCTGGTCTATAACCTTCAGCTTTTTTGTCCACTTCATGGCGAGCAAAAAAACTTTTCATTCTTTTGACGGTATCCAATGAGAGATTCTTTTCGTTGACAATATCTCTGGCTCTGGCAACTCCAATGAGTGTTCCGCCTCGCCCAAATTCTTTCCGCCATGCCAATCCCTTTTTGGCTTCTTCCACCATGCCTTGCGTGGGCTTATGTCCCTCACTCATCCGGTGCCTCTTGCTCGTTTTCAGCGATTTCAACTTGTGTCAAATCTAGGAAGAACGGCTGCTTCGGCCCCAGTGGTTTAAAGTGTCCCACTTCGATTCCGTAACGTTCAGCCATTGCTACGTCTTGCTGAATCTGGCTAAACACTTCTTCAGGATCTCGCCCATACTGAAGTTGAACGTCAGAGAGAGACATGAACCCAGACTGAACCGCTGCCGTGGCTGCTGAAATTTCTTTAGCAGGATCAACCCAAGCGAACCCTCGCCCTCTAAATTCAGCACTTGGAATAAATTTCGATTCGGCCTTTTCCATGCTCCAATCGAATGTCCCTCGCAGCACTTGGACTTTGTGCCACTCGCGATAGATGGGCTTTGCCAAATGAGTAATCAGAAACTTCTGAAGCATTCGGTAATGATCACGCTCACTGATTGCGCCTTGTCGAATGCTCGAATAATTGACGCCTGTCAAATCGTTGGAAAGTTCGGCATAGCTAATGCCCAAGCCGGAAGCGATTGAGCGTAAAACAGCAGAGTGAAAGTCTGGGAATGCAGTCGTTGGGTGGGTGGGATCCCAAGCTGAAAAAGACATTCCAGCCGGAAGCTGCTGAATTGAGCCTGGGCTTGCGTCCATTACTGGCTGATAATCGTCTAGCGTGTCTTCCCCATCGAAACCGTCACCTTCTGGCGATTGAAGAAAGCCCATTTTTGCTGCGCCCAATCTTGCGGCAACCACTTCAGCCTGAAGGTATCCTTGCAGTTGGTGCATGGATTCCATCACTGAAGCAAAAGCTGGAACGCCTCTGGTTTGCTGGCTTCTTTCCGGTAAGTAAATGTGCAAAAGTTCTTCAGCCGGAATTCGAACACGCCTCATGCCGTGGTGGTAGCTTCCAACTGTGCCGTAATTCAGCGGATGGTCTGGCCCTTCGAATAGGTGATACGCAACAGGTCGATGGAATCGGTTGAGTTCCACCCCCATGATGATTCTGTTTCCGTTGGCAAGCGTGGTGTCGTATTGCTCGTCGAGATAATCGCCTTCGAGGACCTGAAGACCAAAGCCAAAGGGAAGGCTTTTGTCTCTGACTAGCTTGACTAGAACTTCACCGTCTCGCTGAACGCTTTCAATGACTAACTGCTGAACGTCAATCCAACTAAGCTTTCCGCTAACCTCGCAATTCCCCAGTTGACTCCACTCTTTCCAGGCTCTTTCGATTCTGGCGTTGCCAACTTGGTCTAATGGCCCTTGAGCCGTGTTTGGATCTGGCCTTCCGTTGACTAATGGAAGATTTCTGGCGCGACTTTGAAAGGTTAGCCCTTCATGTCCAACAATCATCGTGCGGTAAACCTGAAGCGCTCTTTTTGCGTAAGGATTATTTCTTGATAACTGTCGGCTTCTGTCTCTTAGCCTACGGATTGCGCCACGGATTTCTGTATCCGCAGAAGTCGCAGGACTAAGAAAATCAGAAAGCAGAGAGGAAACTTGATTACCCAAGTAAGAGCGTTTGCGCTTTGGGGTTTCGGCTTTGCTTTGAGGCTTTGATTCTCTGCCGATTAAATCGGGAATTTCACCTTTGAAGGGCCACATTAGCCAAGTCCTCCAAATCTAGTGGCAATGACATCACCCGTTGGCTTACCTGCTTTTCTTCGCGTTGCCTTGATTTCTTTTCTGAGCTCAGATTTCCAATAATTCAATTCCTGGCGAGTTTTGACCATGTCCGCATAGATCATGTTTCGGTCTGCAATGGCGTACTGGCTCGCATGTTTTTGGGCGAGTTCTTTGAGCGTTGCCTCAAGGTAGGTAACCATTAAATCAGCGGTTGAACGCGGATCACTCTGGTTAGAGTCGTAATCGCCAATGATGTCCCAAACACCTTCTGAAACAGAAATCTGCTCAGAATCAGATGAGCGAACAATCCAAGCTTGCCAATGTAAATGGCCTAATGGGTAGTCAGCAGTAGTTGTGGAGGGAACTTCGATAAAATAGGTGGAATCGGCTTCTGTTGCGGAAAATGTAATTTCCTGTCCGCCACCATGAACGCGAGCGTGATAATGGAGAGAGTAAGAACCAACCGGATAAGGCGTGGCTAGATCGTCGCGCCTCCATGTCCAGAAAGCACCAGCGATTAAGGTCTCGGGTTCTACTGTGGGGTAGTTGTCTCTATCGAATAAATCAATTGCCATGCGCTAGATTTAGCGCAAAAGCAAAGAACTGTGGGCAAAATTGGCAAAATTGGCAAAATTGGCAAAATATGAATCAACTATGCCGGAGGTAAAAAAGAAAAACCTTGGCATAGCTGGGAAGCCGGCGTTTGCCAGTTTCCCAATCTTGCCAAGTTCGGTAGGAAACACCGCATTTTTTGGATGCTTGTACCATTGACAGGCCCAACTCTTGTCGAGCCTTTCTGAATTCGATGCTGGTCATAAACGACCTAGCCCTCTTCTGATACAAGCGACACTGTCCAAGGCCGTAAACAGCAAAGACTGATGAGTCGTTCCCATGTGTGTCCTCATGTAGTTTTTTATGTAATCACATTCTGCTGTTGTTAGAGGATGATCTAGCAATGTTTCATGCCTCCGTTTCTGAACATGT